ATAAGTCTTTAAATAGTGCAACGGCTTGAGTAAAACTATTAGATTCAATTCTATAATTGAACAATTCATCATCATTAATTAAGTAAGTTTTCATAATATTATTTCCAGTTATCAACGTAAATTTTTACGCCTTTGATGATGATATAGCACGACGCTACGTTTGAGTTGCAAGTCGCATAAACGCGATATTCTCTATTACCTACCAGTGCTTTTTTGCCGGTGTTTAGTTTACGACCGTAGCCGGTCGCCGTTTGCATTAACCCGCGCGTGTGGTACCACATTGGCGCGTCAATAAATTCTAGGTATATTGTTTTCATTAGTTGTCTACCCCGTATTCAATTGCAAACAAGGGCCGGCGCGTTGAACGTTCAACAATAACAATATTGTACTGGTCGTCTTCAATTGCACATTTACCCGCGCTTTTTTGCGTTAGAAAACCACTATCGCGAAAATACTTTAATAGTTTACGCGCGTTCCAGTGTATTGCATCGGCGTCGATGTCGCCTGTGTCATACCACGCATTCCAAGTGTAACCGTCACGCTCACGCCACGCGTCAATTGATAAAATTTTATATGTTTTCATTTTTAAGCCTTTATTTTTATTAGGTGCGAAATTACACCGCATAACGCGCTATTGCTAACGCGCTATACGTTGAAATCTTTACGCGTTCCACGCTTTGCAAGCGCGTCGGCTTATATAATATTCGGCGCTGCTATCTGATAATTGATACTCTTTAAGCATTGCCCGCGCTTCTTTTATAGTGTTAAACGCGTCGACGGTTTCAAGATAACCGTTATTTTTACGTTGAATGTAAATCATAGCGCGGACTCTATTTTTGACGCGTCAAAACAAAAGGAATAGCCGCGCCCGTCGGCGCTGTCACCATATCTCATGTCGTTTAAGTTCCAATTTAACTCATGTTTAGTCACTAAGGCTTTAACGGCTTGATAGTGGCAATCAACGCCGTCAAACTCATGAGGATATGAAATAGTAACTTCAAACCCTTTAAAGTCACCATGCGCCGCTGTATAGGCTTTAATTCTACTTCCGCGTGAATTGGTAGTAGGTAGATATTTAGTATGGATTGCAATCATTGTCGTTTTCTCTTTATTGTTAGTTAATAGCGCGGCCAGTCACGACCGCGCGTCAGGTTAAATGAATCTGATTTTAAATTTTAAGCTATCAATTAATAATATTTCATTAGTGTGTAGCATTGCAGTCAATGTTTTGCTGATTGCCAGGATTTCACTTGTTGTTACGCGTTCAAATGTAAGTGTATTTTTATCGCTGTCAAACGCGGTAACATTTAAACCTTGCGCAAGTAGTGCAGTATAAATAGCTAATGTGTTCATGTCGTTCTCTCTATAGTGTGGTTAATGTATGCAGTCGCCAAAATTGACGACTCGCAAAACATTATAAAGCAATAAAATTTAAATGCAATACTTTTTGTTACAAACTGGTGTTTTGTGGTTAGCCGTAGTCAGTATGTAGTCAGTCTATAGGGTGATAGACTGACTACGCGCGAAGCCGCGCCTGTACTGGGCTGGAAGCGCTGTAGTCAGTTGTAGGTAGTGTATTTTATATAAGATAAGAATTATATAATATACCATAATAATAATAAGGTATATAATAATATATATAAAAGAGCGGCGGTAAAATGACTGCCTACATTGCCTACAATTGCGCAAACCCACGCCAACACTGGGCGCAAGCGTAGTCAATCGGCAATGTTTTGGTTGACTACATATGCTTACAGCTACCTACAAGTTAAAAGCGCAATGCTGACCACCTCATGCTGACCACCTCATGCTGACCACCTCATGCTGACCACCTCATGCTGACCACCTCATGCTGACCACCTCATGGTAGGCTATACCTTGAAAGCCTTTTAAATCAAGGGTTTAGGGTTTAGCGTATTGTTCATGGATTAGACTGGAATCCTCTGCACCCCGCGTATTTCGTGGCTTGCAGGGGGTAGGGGGGGTTAAAATAAAAAATAAAACGCAGGCGGGGAGGACTTGACAAGACGACTGGCGGGGGCATTATCTCCAACGTTTGCATTTTTCCTATACTATTTGCATTTTCCATATACACCGTCAAATAAATGTCAAATAAATGACGCATAGGGGGGGGGGCGTTCATTTTCAAAGAGGGTGCAAAAGATTCACAGACAAAAAAGCCGTTTCCATATATATTATAAATAATTTTTAACAAGCTAAGGATTCATGCGACCATGCAATCATTTCCATATTCACCAAGAGAATTAAAAGTTACAGAGGCGCGTCTGAGCGCAATTTACGAAGCGTCTGCGCTAGGGCTAAAAGGGGACAAGCTCGCGCTTGCGGCAGGGCTACTTCCAAGCGAGTATCGGCAGTTGTGCCAACTCGACCCAAACGTTGAGTTGATGACGATGAAGGGCGCCGCTGACGCAGAGGCGCAAATGGCGCAGGTGTTAAAAGACGCGGCGCTAGGGGGTGATACAAAGGCGGCGTTAGCTATCCTTCAAAACGTGCATGGGTGGGCAAGCGCTAAGGAGCAGAATAAGGTAGCGTTTGGTATCACTAACGCGGACGGTACAGCGACAAGCCTTGTCATAGGGTGGGAGTCATGAAGGTTGTCATCCCCTACAAGCCAAGAGATGTATTCAAACCCCTTCACGCGAGAAAAGAAAGATGGGCGGTTGTGGTTGCTCACAGAAGGGCGGGCAAGTCGGTAGCGTGTATTAATGAATTGATAAAGTGTGCTTGTACAGACGCCAGCGGAGATGGTAGGTATGCCTACATCTGCCCATACTACTCACAGGCAAAACAAGTAATCTGGGATTATTGTAAGACGTTTACGAAACCCATACCCAACATAAAGGTGAACGAAAGTGAATTACGACTCGATTTTCCAAACGGGGCGCGTATTCAGTTATTTGGTGCTGACAATCCTGACAGGCTGCGCGGTCTTTACTTTGACGGGATTATTGCTGACGAGTATGGCGATTGGAAGTCAACTGTATGGCCGTATGTTATCCGTCCTGCGCTGGCTGACCGCAAAGGGTGGGCGATAATTATTGGAACGCCAAAGGGTAAGAATAGCTTTTACGAACGCTTTGAAGCAGGCAAGCAAGACAAGGACTGCTTTACCTTGCTGCTGACCGCATCTAATTCGGGCATCCTCGACCAAGAAGAAATTGACGCGCTGAGAAAGGAGTTGTCGGAGGACGCATGGCTACAGGAGATGGAGTGCAACTTCGACGCGGCGATACCGGGCGCTATTTACGGCAGAGAAATGTACGAAGTGGGGCAATCGGGGAGAGTACGGCCTTGCTATGACCGCAAACTCAAGACGTATGCGGCTATCGATTTGGGGTGGAGCGACGACACGGCGATTTGGTGGTTTCAAGTGGCGGGTAAAGAGCTTAGGTTTATTGACTGCTACAGCAACAGTGGAATGCCTATCGCGCATTACCATGACATTTTGCAGAGTAAAGGCTATGATTATGGCGAATGGTTATATTTGCCGCACGACGCGAAGGCTAAATCTTTGCAGACGGGCAGAAGTATTGAGGAGCAATTTCGCTCGCTTGGGTGGTCACCTAGAATTGTCCCAAATATATCACTTATGGACGGGATACAAGCCGCTAGGTTATCATTAGCAAACTGTTGGTTTGACCCAAGCTGCAAAGAAGGGATGGAAGCGCTCACACAGTACCAAAGAGAGTATAATGTGGAGAAAAAGGTGTTTAATGAACGACCCAAACACGATTGGACATCTCACTTTGCAGATGCTTTCCGGTACGCGTGTCTTGCATGGCGTGAACAACGCCCTGAAGCAGCGGCAAAACCCAAAGCGAAATACTGGGAAGACCAGTCCTTAGAGGAGTTGTGGGAACACAGCTCGAAACGTAGAGGTAGACGAATATAATGAGTGACAAACTATCAGCACAGCCTTGGCACGACGAAATATCGCGCTACCAAGAAGAATATAAGAAGTGGACGGAGCGCGGCGAGAAGATTATCAAGCGCTACCGCGACGAGCGCAAAGACGCAGAGCAAGCGGACGCACGATTTAATATTCTTTGGTCTAACGTACAGACACTAAAACCTGCCATTTACGCAAAACCGCCCAACCCTGAGATTTCAAGACGCTTTGACGACAGAAATGACGCCGGCAGAGTAGCGGCGATGATTTTAGAGCGCGTTCTTGATTTTGAGATTAAGGAATACCCTGATTTTCACGACACGCTGTCTTGCGTGGTGGACGATAGACTGCTTCCGGGCAGAGGCGTGGCATGGCTACGCTACGAGCCTAAGATTGAAGCGTTCGAGCCTCAAATTACCAATTATACGGAAGTGGGCGATGGTGAATATACCGCAGAGCGCACACCGGATGAAGAAAACGGGTTAGCACAGACCGAAGTATATGAACAAGTAGTGTCCGAAACGACGCCGGTGGATTATGTCTACTGGCAGGACTTTGCACATTTACCTGCTCGGACATGGGACGAGGTGACATGGGTTGCTCGCCGCGTCTATATGACGTTAGATGAAGGGATTGAGCGTTTTGGTGACATTTTTGAGAAAGTTCCGTTAACTAACACGTCAAACCGTAAAGACGGCGACAAAGAAACCACTAAAGCCGATAAAAAAGCGGAAATTTGGGAAATTTGGTGCAAAGCTGAAAAATGCGTCTATTGGATTGCGGATAATTACGATGTCATCCTAGACCACAGAGATGACCCTCTAGGCTTGACTAGCTTTTACCCCTGCCCTAAGCCTTACTTTGCCACTACATCAACAGGGACGCTGATTCCTGTAGCTGATTTCTTACTTTATCAAGACCAAGCAGACGAAATTGACGAGCTAACGGGTCGAATCAAGCATTTGACCAAAGCGCTCAAAGTGATGGGTATTTACGCGGCGGACGAGCCTGCGATTGAACGCTTGATGAAAGAAGGTAATGATGGGGTGCTTGTTCCTGTCAAAAACTGGGCGGCGTTTGTTGAAAAAGGCGGATTGCAAGGCGCGGTTCAGTTTATGCCACTTGGCGACGTTGCGTCAGCACTGCAACAGCTTTATCAAGCGCGTGAATCATGTAAACAAATTATTTACGAAACAACAGGGCTTTCCGACATTATGCGTGGCGCGTCGGTAGCGAGTGAAACAGCGACAGCGCAGCAGATTAAGAGCCAATACGCGTCGTTGCGACTTGGCAACATGAAAGATGGGCTTTACCGTTTTGCGCGTGAAATTCTACGCATGAAGTCAGAGATTATCTGCTCAAAATACCAACCACAGACATTAATTGAAGTGTCAGGTATTATGAACACGCCTGACGCTCAATTTGCGCAGCAGGCAATTGAGT